TTTTCAATTTTTGCTTTTGTAGACTCATTCAGTTTATTTCCTGTTTTTGGTCTAATTGCAACGTATACCTTACCATATACAGGTGGAGATAGTTTCTCGCCACCATAGGCGGTTACAGACGCTGCCTGTGGGTATATTTCAGTGACAATGTGCTCATAGTCAGATTCTGTTACAGCACGGTTTTGAGTTGCATATGCTCTAGGTGCTCTAAACTTAATACTTAATGATGATTCTTGGTCTTCACCTTGCTGACCTTTCTCCTTTGTCATTGTGGTGATATTCTGTGGAGGTATCACACGACCATCAGAGTCTTTTATCTGTCCTATGAATGCAAAGTTGTCAGCACCGTTTGCTTCGACACCAAAAGTGGTGACATAATTCATAGTGATGTATTCACCATCAATTAAACGACGTCCAATTATACCGTCTCCAAAAATAATCTTATATCTTTGGTCATCAGTCTCTTCAAGATAAAAAACACGAGAGTTTTCATCAAGACCAGTTACATTCCCTGCTAGATTGTAAGTATCAGTTTCACTAGACTGAGCATTTGGTGAAATATCTACAGTTAGTAATTCAGTATCAACATTTTCTGCAGGAATTACAAATTCTTGATTCTTGGTATAGTCGACTGTGTAATTATATGTTAATAAGTTTCCTTGATATATGATAACGTTAGAAAAGTCTGCAATACCTGTGCCTGTGTCTACTGGCACTTGAATATCTCTAGTTAAAGTAAACGTAAATGTATCTAATGCGTTATCGGCAACAAATACATCTCCTTTACTCAATATACAAAACTCAGGAAACGTAGTGCCATTCAATGCTGTAGTGGTTTGTGCTTTTATATGGACACATGCTTTAGGTGCTTTGATTGAGCGTGGAGTGTAATTTAATTGTTTAGCAATTCTTACAATATTATCTCTTACAGTTGCAGATTCTAAAAATGCTTCATTCAATGCCATGTTAGCATTAAAAGCAGTGTAGTAAGTATTGTAAGCTAGAATGTCAATAAGATATGAGGCAGCACTACCTTCAAAATCATAATCAGTAAACTCTTTCCTAGTCCTTAGGTAAGACCTGATTGATTCCTTTATCTCAAAGAAGTCTAGAGAAGTTAATTGTGACGGTATAGCAGGCATGTTACGTCTTCTCTAATAAGAATTCTACGTTTTGGACTAATTCTTGTCCAACAATAATATAATCCATTGATATCTCAACAGCATTTTCATCTGGAGCATCATCTACTTTAACCTCTGTCACTTCAATACGAGGCTCAAGTCTTTCCATAGTGTTGAATATCTCAGTGCGAATACTATCCGCAGCAAAGACGTCCCATTGCTCAAATAAAAGTTTTCTGACTCTAGACCCAATCTGAGGTTGGAAGGGTCTTTCACCAAACATAGTCAATAAAAGATTCCTTACAGATTGAGAGATAGCTCTCTCATTCTTCACAGCACCAAAATCCTTAGTAGAAGGATTAGCATTAAATGAAAGTGCTAAGTCCTTGAAACCTCTACTGACGTATTTTTCTGCTCTGAATCTGTAGCTCGGCATTTACATCCTTTTTTGGAATATTTATCGCTTGGGTAGTCAGTGATTAACCTATTACCCTCAGCAACAAACCACTCCGCTCGGTCTACTTTGACCACCATAATTCTCCAATTTTGTTGCTATTATCTATTTAGCGGGTTTTCCGAATTTTTTTCATCATCAGTTTTATACATCCATTCGTCAGAATGCCCTACTGACCACTTATCAGATGTTTCTACTCGGTAGTTTTGACTACAAACATTAAAATCTGGCATTTTAGTATTCTCTGGTATCAAACTCATGTCTTTCCAGATGATTCTATTGTTGGGTTGAGCAGCAAATTGACCATTATCAAGTTGTATGATGTTAAATGACTTGTGCTCTGGGTCATATTCACTAAAATTAGTGTCTAAGGTCGAATTTTCACTATGACATGAGTCGATAGTAAACAAATATTCACCCGCATGCATCTTTTTGTCCTTTCCGAAGAAGGAGCAACGACCTAAAAGGGGTTTTTCGATGACTGTGATGTTGTAATCGAAGCAATCCCACAGTTGAAGGGTGTCTAAAGGCAATAAATCGCCATAATCGGTCTTCCAGACGAATGCACTTAGTGGTAATTTGTCAAAAAGTGCTCCATACTCAGTCAAAAGCGTCTCAAAATACAAAGCTTTCGCTTCTACGCTCTTAACTGATATCCAAATCCCAGGAGTTAGGTCTCCATGACCCTTTTTTAGGTCATAGAGATACTCCTTTCTCACAAAAACCTCTCTTGGAGGTAAATTATGGACTAGAAAACTCACTTTCCTTGTCCGCGATATCTTTTTTTCGCTTTGTTTCTACTTGTTGCCGAATATTTTGTATGTTGACCTCGTCCTTGACGAGTTTTCTTTGGTCTGACATCTGTATTGTATACAGTGCCCATCATTCCTGATTTAGTTGCCATAATTTAAAGTTAATTTACTAAGATGCTAACACAGTTGGGTGTCCAAATGCAATCATTGAGTAACATGGATAGGAAAATCCAGGTACTCCGACTCCTAGAGGGTCTAGGATACGTGCCAGTGGACGTTTGTGCGCAAAGACTGTAAGCGTGGTTGCGTTACAGACTCTAATGTGACCAACTCCACCGTTATCTTCTATAGTTAGGTTACTACAGGGGATGGGAGTTGGGATAGGACACACTCCTTTACCGCATGGACACATATAGATTATTATATTAGTGCACGCAGCAATGTGCAATGTGAATGTATCACCGAATACCATAACAGGAATCCTGTTTACTTGCACCATTGCGCGGTCTGGCGTAATAGGGAAAGTAGGTATCAGTGGTGTAGGTGGCCACCAACAGGTCTTATTCTTAATTACTATAGTATAAGGTATTGGTGGACTACCGCAAGCCTGCACTGAGTGTACAGTCGAGGGTAAACAGAGACCGTGACCAGTGCAAGGTAGTCCATTTAATGACGTAACAGGTTTTAGGAATCCAAATGCCATTAAGTGTATTCTCCGTTAAGCTCGTTTCCTACATTATATGGTCGTCCTTGAGGCACTGCGTCGCTACACTCATCAAAGAATGGGTTACCTGTGTTATTTAACGCTCTTCCTAGTGCAACAGTACTACCAGTCAAATAGTTTCTTACGGTCATCTTACCATCATACGGTCCTAAACGCATATTATTGTTTTCATCCACACGCTGAGGGTTGACTGCAATCGAGCAATCATTTACAAATGTCAATCCAACTCCACTTCCAACTCCAAACGCTCCAAAGTTAGTACAGTTTGTGCACCAAGGATTACTGCGACCAAACGCAGTTATCTCCCACCACCTTTGTCCTGCAATTTTTCCTCCGTTTCCGTTATATCCAGAATACACGTCTAAAGGTCCTGTAGTGTTACCGCTTCCGCGAGTATAAGTATCCCAACACTCTGCACCTGGGTATGAGCCGCAGTTTACATTCAGTGCGTTATATTGATAATTGTTGCTACCGCCTGCTGTAGTGCCAGTTGTGCCTGTTACATTATTACCCATCCATAGTTGTAACTGTCCTATCTCACTTAAACCAACACCGCTATTGTAGTCATAGGTATTCTCATCTCCGCCTATAGGAATGAATATAATATTTGCAGAGTTAGTAGGGTCACGGTAGCAACGTCCGTCTACTGTGCCATCATTACAATTCCACACCTTCGCATTTCCGCTTGCGTTACTCTTAGGGACTACACGCCTAGGCGCAAGCACAGGTTTAGTTTGCCTCTTAAAGAAATTCATAAACGCTTCACCCTGCGCACCAATAGTCTTACCCTTAATTTCTAATGACACTCTGTATGACGCAGACTCCTCTGTGGATGCGCAATACTTATATGGCATATAACCAAACGCTTTTTCATTATCACTTGCAGTCCTACTACCTCCCCTCCTCACTGGTGTAACATTAGGTAGGTTGCTAACTAAGTTTTCCTCGTTACCCACATCTAGGTATGCGCAAGGCATATCAAACCACCTTGATATATTGTATAACTTAGGTTGACCAGTTGTTATACAATTCTTTTTGCCGAATGCACCGTATACATGTGATGAGTCATCGTTATATTTGTCTACCGCTCTACCAGTCTCGTATACCCCAGGCATGACATCCTTCTCAAACTTAGCAACACCTGGGGATAACTGACTAACATACTCAAATGTCTCCTCAGTAGGGAGTGCATCCGATACATTACCTCTTGCATCTATTTCAATACAGTCTTGCTTGATGTTAAAACAGTGATTAGTGGTGTCCTGTGTCTGCTCTGCGACGCGAATGTAACTATCTGGGACTGATACTTCCTTACCTTTGGTAATATCACCTAGTAGTTGAGTTGTAAAAGACCTATTTTCAGTATCTTCCGAAGCAATAGCAGGAGCATAATCACCTACAGCGTCGAATGCCTCTCCCATTTCTCTACCCATTGCCTCAATACTGCTATCACCATCGTCTACAGGAGGTGATTTAAACTTCATACTCTCTGGGTCAGTCACCATAACCTCTGGTAAGTTAGCTTGGTTGTATCCTGCACCCCCATCTACGATACGGATTGACTTAATAGACCCATATGAGTCGACTCTTTGTATTTCTAACTGCGCTTCACGGAATACTACCTTCTCTTTATTCTTACTTGTGCCCTTTTTACCTCTATCCTTGACGTCAAATACGGTATATGTGTTTTCAATGTGCTCTTGATTCTCATCTTTTGACGATGGAGCGGGAATTGCCTTCTTCCAATCGGCATTCATCTTGGGTGACCACTTCTTTACAAACTTAGAAGTGTCAGATGCGGAGAAATCATCCATCACACGCGGGTCTATTACCTTTATAATCGGGTCTTTGTATCCTAATCCGCCATTTATAATCTTAATTTTAGTAATTTCCCCCTTATTATTGACAACTGCCTTCAATTTTGCCTCATCTAGCGTACGATGAGGGACAAGTGCGTTAGGGTCTATCTCTACTTTGTAGTAAGATATGCGTTTTGGAAACTCATACACCCCACAAAAGGCAGCTTTGTTAGGAATACCGCGCCCTGCCATCACTAATGCGGTTGCTCCTGTCTCAGAAGTGATGGTTGAGCCGTAAGTAAAGTCATTTCCGTTACCAGTTAGCTCCATCATACCACATTTTAGCTCATCTCCGAAGTAATAAACAGCAGATAAGTCCCATCCATTGAGTTTTTGACCTCTTGCAAAGAAGTTTCCGTTGTTAGAAGTGTATCTAAACAGTATTCTTTTCGTTTTTGTGTCTATTTCAAAGAAACATGCGTTAGTATCCTCGTCTCCATCGTTAATTCTGATACGTGTTTCGTTAGTTTGCCATGAATCTTCACGTATTTCGTAAAAATGTGAGTGAAATGAGAGATTAGGGACACATGGGTCGTCGTCATCTGGACAACAAGGTGCATCATTGAGCACATATTGGCAAGAAAACACAGGACCATTCCAAGGATATGACGTGTCATACAAATAATACATGAATTGTGTGTCATAGGAGTCCTCAAATCCTAAGTAACGAGGTACCGCAGCCTTCGTAGCACCACTTAATCCATAAAACCACTCAAAGTTAGCGTCAGCACTGAGTATCTCTACTCCATTCAGAGCATTTCCCCATCCTGATAGCCCAGGAGTAGCTGGATTTGCTCCATTTCCGTCTGCATAACTTACTGGGTCAAACATTCTATAGTTGTTGTAACTATATCCAGGTCCTCCAGAGTATCTTCCACTACCTGTATTGTTAGAATCGTAGGCATACCACCCACTTTTGTCGATAGCATGACCTGTAGGTCCTATAAAACTACCATCATTGACACTTTCTACTGGTGCAACTGGACTGTCCTTAGTAAAACAATACCCTATGATGCCCTGATACACATACTCTTGGTCAAATGCTCTTGCAGGAGGAATGGGCCCACCTTGTAGATTGACTTCTTGAGCAGGGTTGATAGTATAGAAGTTGTCTATATCCTGTCCATAAGTCACTCCGTCGGGATTCTGATACTTGTAATGGTAGATTGGGACTACATCTTCATTAGGGTCTTTAAATGCATTGGCATCTGACTCTGACGTAAACACATATCCTATCACTCTTATAAACTTATATTGGTCTCTACCACCTCCTACTGCCGATGGAGTGGCACTGCCCACTGTAAGCATAGTATCATCAGGCCAGTAAGAGTAATATAGATTCAGTGGTTGTGCATTAGTAACCTGTTTCTCCATTGTCCAGAAGACAGGTTTACCGCTACGTGGCTCTGCGTTGTATCCTTGTGATACTTCTTGCCATGATTCATTCTCATTACCGAAGTCTAGTTTGATTAGACCTCCATCATCACTATACTTGTGGTCTCTCTTGCTAGGACGAAACCAACGGTGTATAGGACTTCTTCTAAAGTCACAGTAGTCTACACAGTTACGTGTGGCAGTCTGCCCTATGTAATGGACTATATCCTCTCCTAAGGGATTACTCCCTGCTCCACTATTATTAAATGTTATCTGATAATTCGTACCAGGTCCGCTATGGTCTCCATTAGAACGATACTTACTACTAGCAGGACGCTTATACGTTTGCTTGAAATTGGGTCCTCCTATTGGATTCGGAAAACTTCTACCTGTCTCCTGTATGTACGTTGCCATTAATTGCGGAGTCTTCTTCCAATTTATTTAGTCTCTCATATAGATTATCAAACAACTCCTTAAGGTTGCTATACTCGTCATCCCCAGGTATCTTATACTTTACCATATTCGCCCCAGGTGGGGGTAACTTATTGAAAGCAGTCTCGAGCACCGCAATGCGAGACGCTAAATTTTTTACTGCTTCGCTGAGTTGTTTAAAAGACCAAGCAACCGCTTCCATCTCACTCTTAAACTCAGGGACGCCATTTTTTTCCATTCGCGATTTTTTTAGAATACTGCAGTTACACCTAACACAGTTGCATTAGGGTTTCTGGCTAGTGCTACTTCTCTAGCTTCGTCGTAGTTACGAGCAATCACCTCTTCAGTGAATACAGTGCCTGCTACGAATAGTCTTACTTCATGTTTCATTTGAGCGTCTTAAGATAATGTTTCCATCTAGGTCTTCTTCATATTCTAGCACATCTCCTGCCATCCATCCAGTCTCCCTTAACAATTCCTCAGGAAGATTAACATAGGCATTGAAGTCGTCATCCTCAAGAATATCAAGAGTGTATCGTTTCATACTACTTAAAGTTATTACACCTTATGTAGTGTTTCCACGAATTGCACCTACACAACTAATTTGATATGCTTGCACACCAGTGTCAAGTAGGTCTTC